TTCATACGAAGACCGCGCCGGAAGGGTCATCAACACTTCCCGGTAATTCTCGCCACCCTCCAAAGTCCATCGTTTAAATTTGGTGGCGTCTTCTGTTACGACTTCCCCTTGCCGGTCGTTAATGTATTCATTTACAAACTCGGTTTCCCATTGCTGACGATCTTCTTCATCGTAAACCAAATCTTCGTCAGCTAAATAAACCTCCAAGGCTGCTTGCGCTTGCTCCACCGTGGCGTAAGCGTAAGGTTCTCCACTCCTTTCAAATCGAACATCCGCCAAATCATTTTCCAAATCTTCTTCCGCAATCTCATCTTGTGGCACAATATATCCGGCTGTTTGGTAAGACAAATTATAACCGCCACCATCCATGCCTCTAATCATGGATCCGGTTTCATCTTCTATCCAATACTTCCCTTCGATCTCTTCCTCAAACAAAGGAAGTTTGACCATTTCCTTTTCTTCACGCCAAGACATTTGATCTTTAACGTGTTTAATTCCTCCCGGTCCATCATTATAAAAGGCTTCGGAAGCCGCTTCATACGCGTCTTCAGTTAATTGGTCTTGGGTTATTTCGTCTGCATCCAGTTCCCGTTTTTCCCCTTCCAAATTAATAAGGGTGTCAACACGAACTTGGTTCTTCTCTAGGAAGTCGATAACCTCTTGTTTCGTAACCGATTTCTTCCCGGCAAGCCACTCTTTAAGGCCCGTCCATTCGACTTCTTCCGCCTTAATGCCCTGTTGATTGGTGAGCATTGAAAGCATTTGTTGGGCGGATCCCTTGTCTTGCGGGATGTTGTAAGCCGCGTTTATGAGCGTGGAATAATAAGGCGACTTCTGAAACATTTGTTGGGTCTGGAAGAGAACGTCTTGCCCGGACGCCGCCAACTCGCCTCTAAATTCAGATATAGCCCGCGCTTGTGCTGCCCGATCGTTAGCTTTGTACCTTCTAAAAGGAATCCCGCGGCGGGTCAATACGTCCACCACTTTCTGATCGGCGTCTTCTGGAATAACCGCGCCGGCGAACTCTTCAAGAGCCACCGCCCGCTGCGGCTTGGCTTCAAAATACGGAACGGGCGCGGCCAACAAGGCTTCGCCGGCCTCCACCCCTTCATCGATTAGGTGTGGCGGGACATTCTTAAAATCGTTTTGTTCGAGCGCGGCGGCAAGCGCTTCAGGGGTCATCCCTCGTTTAGCAGCTTGCGCAAGAGACTTCATCGAGTCATCCAACGCCGACCACGTATCGGAATAATCGTAGTATTCGATCACGCCATTTCGCCACTCTTGAAGCAGCGCCTTGGCTTCTGCGCGAGCGGCCTCGATATTCTCCGGCCCTTCAATGTTGTCGGCAAAGCGGCGCATTTCTTCAATATCTGCAAATTGCTCTGCGGCCGCGGCCCGCGCCGGCCCCTCACCGAAGGCAAGAGTCTCTTCTTGCCCCTGCACGGTGGAACGCGTCATTTCACGCACAATCGTTTTGAGGTCATAAGGCCGCTTCTTGCCACCCACGGTAAGGAAAGGATCTCCGTACAACGGGACAATCTGCTCTTCAACCCATTCCCGGTATCTTTTTTCGTGGCCTTTCAGCTTCTCATCAACCGATTCCCGCACCGCCGCAAGATTGATTTCTGTTTGTCCATAGGAAAATTGGTCATCTTCGATCTGCGCACTCGACGCAAAAGTAACTTCGTCACCGTCGAACATTTGCCGAATAGCGGATTCAACGAGAATATCTTTGGCATCTTTATCCTCGCCCTTGTAGTGGTCATTAACCGCAGCGCGAACCGCCTTAGCCAACGCCGCCTTAAATTCCTTGTCGTCTAAATCGACTCGCGTCTCACCCGCTTTGCGGAACTTCTTGAACACCGCTCGCACTTTTGGATGGAAAGCCACCGGATTCCGAGGGGCCACGTCTTGAATGACGGTATCCACATCAATCCCCAACTCTTCTTTCAAAAACATGCCTTTAAAAGATTCGTCGTAAATCGCCTCATTTACCAATCTATCCGGCGACGGATTCGTGGCATCCCTCATTTCTTGTTGAATTATCCCCAAAATACTGTTATTACGTGAAAGCTTCTCCGCGTAAGGTCGCAGCCGCTCCACCAATTTACTGACAACGCCGACCTTAACCTTCTTATATTCAGCTTTAGGAAACGTCGAGGTGTACGCATCGGCGTCAAAAACCGGCTCTTTCTCCGGATCCGCTAAATCTTTTTTACCGATCAAAGTTACGTCACCATAGGCACCCAACGTCTTGTCTTCTGGCAGCACCGCAATAGACGGAGCCGCCAACCCCCCAAGACGATCGGCAAATAAAAGGTTATCTGAAGTAAGCCCGTGAAGGGCAGAAAGGTTACGCCGCCGCTCTTCTTGCGTTAAAGTCTGCGCTCCGGGTGTCCCTTCGACGAACTCGCCACCCACTTCCAAGCGCGGCGCGATCGTATCGAACCATTCTTGCGTAGTTTGGCCGGTCTGCCGGCTCACCACTTTGGCGCGGGCAAGGTAAAGAGAAAGCGCGGTATCGGCATCGGCCGCGGTGTACCCGGCGCCGCCCTCTTCTTTCGGCGCCATAAGCTTTTCACGCATAGCAAGGAACTGCTTAGGCAGCTTCTCATTCTCGATAAACTCGCGCATTTCCGCTTCGGTGCGTCTCACATCTTGCAAAAGCTCTTGGCGTTTCGCCTCTTGCTCGTTAAGGGTGGCCCCATCCGGATCAAAACGCATATCCCCGCGAATAGCCAAAGACAAAGGTGTGCCAGAATAACGCGTCGCCCACGCGGCTTTGAGAATTTCCACCTCTTTACCGGAAAGCTCCGCTTCGGCAATTTGGTCTTCAATCTGTAAATCTTTAGCAAGCTTCGCCAATTCCTTCTCATCGTTCTGGAAAAAGGTCTTAAATTTTTCCCACGCAACGCTGAAAGTGCGTCGCTCTTGCGCGGCCGCAAGGCTCGCATCAATATGGCCTTCCAGTTTGTCCGGTGCGCGGTCTTTAAGCTTGGATTCTTCGGTCAACTTGGCCAACCGATCCCACGCCTCCACATCCCGATCAAGCTGCTTCTTTTGCGCGGCGTGCTTCACAATCCCCGCACCGCCGCCGAGAATAGCGAAAGGGGCCACAACCGCGCCGGCGTACAACCCGGATTTAAACGTCTCCGGCAAATCGGTTAGAAATTGGTCAGCCATTTGGCCGAACGATTGACCCTGACCGCGGCCATAGATTTGAGCCATAGACTCAGGAAACTCTTGCAAGAACTCGGTAAAAGACTCCACACCGATCGCTTGGATGGCCCCTTTCAACGCGGTCTTAAACCCGCGCTGCGTTCCAAAAAGTTTGAAAAACTTGCTTATTCCGACCGCTTCCAAGCCGCCTTGCGCCACCGCATTAAACCCGGCAGCGACCGCCGCCCGATCTTTGTCCACCCCTTGCTTCACAAGCTCATCATAAGTGGATCCGAAAATAAATTGCCCCATAAAAAGAGCGCCACCGGCCGGCGATCCCGTGGCAAGCGAAGCTCCGATTGTGCCGGCGATCTGCGGCGCGATTCCAATAGCGTCCAAGAAATACTGCTCCGCCCCGCCCAACCGCGGCAACTCTTCATTTTGCAGCATATCTGCATCTTTAAGGCCACCGATCCATTCACTCAATGCTTCGGAGCGTTCTTTCCCAAGCATCCTGAAAAAGTTGGTCGTGGCAAAGCTGCCGGGGATTGGAAGCCCCGTAGGGGAAAACGGTTTTTCGGCCTCCCCGGCATAGTAGTCCACAAGGAACTGAAGGCTCGTAATAGCCGCATCGGCCGTCCTTTTCGATTCTTCCTTCAGTGTGAGTCCGGCTTTTGTGGCAAAAGATGATTGATAGTATTTGTGAATTCTCTCAATATCTTCGAGGTTAGGAATATCATCCTTGGCAAGTTTGGCGTTTTCCGAGTCGGATAAAAACCGGGCTGTTACCGGCGAGTCGTTGATGAGTCTTTCGGGGCCGACGGACATGAGGGGAAGATTCTTTTCCACCTCCGGTAGATTGCGCTCCACCATATTAGGATCCATACCTGTATCCTTTGCAATCTTCCGCGATTTAGCAAAAGTGTCGGGGGTGGAATCTCGCGAATTTTGAAGGGAGGTGCGTAGCTGTGTCCTACTTTCCGCTTTATCTTCGGCAAGAATAGTGGCATAGATGTTTTCTTCTTTCGGGTTAACCGCCGGCGAAGTTTCTTTTAGCCTTTCTTCCGCAAGGATTTCATCATAAATGCTCATTTACGCCCCCGGAGAAGTTTCTTCGTGTATAAGTCCCGAATAGCTTTATTCGTGACCGGCGTCCCATCCGCCTCCAATGCAGCGATGATTGCCTTCGATTCTGAAGGCGGAACTTTAAACACCTCAAACGTTTCCAGATCCTCCGGAGACAATTCATAAAGCCGCTTATTTGGATCCCAAAGCGTCCCGTCGATTTCCCCTTCAATCAAAAGCTCATCTGCAATTTTTTCTCTCTCCGTCGGCCGCGCCTTCCGCCCTTCAATAGCTTCAAAATTTTCCAATTCAATTTGAAACCGCCGGCGGAAAAGTTCGGATTTGGTTTTGTTCTTATCACTCGCATCTTTACCGAGATCAACCCCGATACCTTCCAATTTGGTGTTAACCATTTGATTCGTACTTTGAACACTGGTAAAGCTTTGATCGGGTTCCTGTCCAAGCTGAAGTTTCCGGTAACGCTCAAAAAGCGGATTCCATCGCTTCTCTTCCATGCTACTCATGTACCCAATCATTTCGCCAATAGGGATCTCTTTAAATTGTGGATCCGGCATAACACTGAGCCGCGACCAAAGGTTCATATCAGTGGAGGTTCGGAAGCCGGCTTTCTTCTGCAAGAAATTAGACCGGTATTTTTCCATCGCACTCCATTGATCGTTCCGGAGCCGCGGGTAAGGAATCTCATAAAGAGTAGGGTTCTGCACCAAATTCTTCCACTCCGCGTCGAAGTAAGCATTTTCCTTCGCGGTCTTTGCGGCGGTCTTATCAGCGTAGCGCTGCTTCACTTTCGCCCGCACCGCGCTGCCAATAGACGAATCTTCAATTTTATCCGCGGCCTCTAATTGCGCTTCAAGAGACATACCGGAATTTGAAATCCGGATCGCGGTTTGGCGGATAACATCTTCCTCTGCTTTCTTTTCTAAGGTGGGTTTAATCGCCGCAAATACCGCCGGATCGAAGAGATCAGGATTGGAAAATCGTTTTTCATTCCTCTTAAAATAATTCCACGCCGCGCTTGGTGAGTCGGACATAAGGCCATCCATAACACTCGTATGCAAAAGAGTTCTCGCCTTCTTAGCCATTTCGTCAGCTATCACGCCCTCATAGCCGCGATACTTGGCGTTGGTATTCTGCACGATGGTAAATTCAGATTCACCAATCGCCCGCGCATCGTACCGATTCACAACCGCGTTATCAATCGCGTTCTTATTCTCCGCGTCGAGTGTGTCAACCCGGTACTTCTCCATCTGCGTGGCTTCGTGGCCGATAAGCTTGTTATCATAGCCGCGAGCCAAACGGTCAAAACTCGCGTTAAACATGTCCAACTGCTCTTGCGTCTTTAAATTTTTGGAATACTTTTTCCGGATCTTCTCTGCTTCAACTTGGCCCCTACCATACACCCCATCGGCAGCGCCCCCTTGCAACTGATAAAAAGGTGTCAATGTTTTCCGCATCGCCTCATCGGCTTGGTTATAAACATCTCGAACTTCGGTCTTCTCTTTCTCTCTGCGAAGCCGCTGCCCTTCGCGGGTTATGGCCGCGCCAAGGCGAAACGCAGAATCTCCGACGGATTGAACATCTTGCGCGTTACCGGCGCCAAAAGAAGCCCCGGTGGCCCTCACATTGGAGCGGGTATCCGGCAACGCCGCCGGTGCTACGGATCGTTCATAAATAGGTATCTTAGGCATATTCCGCTCCTTAATCGGGTTTAGGCGTTGTACGTCTAGGAGTACGTCTTCCAGACGTGGCTAATATGCTTCCAAAGCTACTGCCACCCCCTAAAAGACTCACAACCGCACGCCGACCGGGGCTGCGCTTGCTCATCCGCGCTAACCGAGCTTCACTTTTAAATTGCTCTGCTTCAGTTTCATATCCATAAGCCTCCAACGCCGCATTGTGCCGAACGGTTAAAGCGTCCATTTCGTTCAGCGCGGCAGTGTCTTGCAAAACATCAAGCGTAGACCCACTATCCACCAAAACGCCAGAAGCCGCCGAGGCCACGCGTTGTTTCCCTAACAACCGCCGACCTTTAATCCGAGCTTCGTATTCGGCCAATTCTCCGCGGGCGGTCGCGTCTTCCGCTAACTTCTCCGATACCACCGCATTCTGCTCCGCAATTTGAGCGTTATAGTCGAGTGCTTTATTATTAGCTTTCGTTTCTTGATACGTACCGTAAGCACTCGCAGCCATTCCGGCTGCCATTATTGCGTATCCGGCTGCCACGGGATTACACATATTAAACGCCCTCCTTTTTCATCCAAAATCTTCTAAACATCGCGCCCTCCGGGCCATAAGGCGCCGGATCGTCTAACTCAAATCCACACCATTTTAGCCAATTTATCGAAACTTTATTTGTTGCGTGCGTCCAGTTTTCCAACATATCGAAATGATAAGCCATCTGTCCGATATATTCCTTACTTTCTCGGAGGATCCCCATTTTAATCTTCTCCACCCCATCCGTTCCGAGCATCCACGGGGCGCCCTTTAAGTGCAGTTGACTTTTGGCCCCGACCCCAAAACAAAAAACCGGCTCACCTTTTACTAAACCCGTCCAAGACAGAAACGACTTTTGCCACGACTCGCGAAGCGCTTTCGCGCCACATATATGATGTGAGTCCCAAACTTCCCTCACATCCGCTTCCCTCAGCCTGTCCTTTATGGCATCGATATGCGCCTTCGTCGTTTTAACAACGGTAACACTATCGCGTGCCATGCTCCATCCTTGCAATAATCGCTGAAACTGTAATCGGAACGGGATGCGTATTTCGCACAATCAGCCCACTTGTACGCGGCGCCCCGGCCAAAATACTAACCTCCTTATCACCCGTGAAAAGAGCAATAGGATCCCCATACCGCTCCGTATCCCGAAACGGGACTTTCACTAAATGGTCTTCATCCGGCCCAACCTCCAAAACCCGCGAATCCTCAAGCTGCACCAAAACCGATTTAATCTCACGCAATCGATCTTGCGTAGTGCCATCCTCGACAGGATAAACGAAGTCCAGAAGTTCCATTTCAGCCTCATACCCAAGGCCGGCATGGATCCGCGACGCGGGGTGATCCAACGTGAAACTTCCATCTACAACCGTCTTCCCGGTAACCTCATTTCCATTCGCCAATATCGTAATCGGCATCCCTTCTAAATGTCTGAACCCGGAAAGAGTCGTGACCGTTTTACGAGCGTTGCCGCCTTCAATATACTCGGTGTAATTGGTTCCGTCCACGTTCCCACCGGCTTCCATTTGCAATTCAAATGTATTGGTGGTGGTGCCGCCCACTTTATACCGGTTCAAATTAAGTTCGGTCATTCCTGTTACGTCGGAAATGTCCACCAAATCCCCCGTCGTTAACCCGTGCGCCGCACACGTTATGACAACCGGATTGGCTTGCGTCGCACCCGTGATAGGAAGCGGTACGTCATACGACAACCCGCAATCCACAAAATATGAATCGCGCACATCTTCCGTAGGAAGCCGATTTCTAAATCGTTCTATGTAGCGTCTCTGCACTCCATCGACAAACCTCCGCACGATAAACCACGTTTCATCAACACCTTCATCGACGGTAATGTTGGCCACCGACTCAAACCACCCATCTGTTTCGTGTTGATGCCACCCCCACACCTCATGCTCACGATAATAGGTTAGCCCTAAAAGAGTGCCATCGCTCCGCACCACCCAAATGATTGAATCCGGGGCTTGCTGATAAGCCCATTCTTTTATGGTGTGTTCTTTGAATAAATGAGTGGCGAGAATGGTGAGGCTGTTTCCGGCGTAACCGTCGATCTCGAAAGAATACAGAAGGTCGCGCACTGATTTGTTAGATCCCTCAATAAAGAGAACCGTGTTCCCGATAACAAGCGGCTGAATGTGCGACACACCCCATTGGCTTTGCCGCTTCATATTCACGTTGGTCGGTGTCACCGCGCTTTCCCCACCGCCGGTCATTCTCCATTCCGCGCCCGCGGTTCCGACAATCAGCGTCTCAAGCGGCACCATCCACCGAATTTCGTTCACTCTCCGGGCGTTGATCGTGAACTCGTAAGAATCATCTTCTTGAACCGGATAAGACACGTCCATATTTTCAAAGTTTCCGGTCTTCGATCCCCACAAGGTTTGCGGGGCATTATTGGTTCTCGCAAACAAAAGCCGCTGCTCAAAAAATGTAGAAACGCCGGGGTAATTATCAGCCCCCGAAAAAGGGTTTGTGGCTTGCGGCGGCGACTTCGTATAATCCGCGGTGACGCCGGCCGCGTCTTCCGTATAACTGGCGTTGATCGCTCGACCAATCCACCCGTAATAACCGGTACCTTTCACCCCTTTATAAACGTTATAAAAATCCACTCCGGCCGGCGGCGTCCAAGTCCACGTATCCCCCGGCCCGTTGTTAGTCGAAACGTTGCTAATAACAGACTCTTCTCCGTTGTCGCTAACCGCTGTCACACAATAATCGTGACCGGTTCCTGACCCTGAAGACCTTGAAAATCCTGTTGGCGCGGCTTGTGCTGACGCAAAAGTGATAGTGCTGAGCGTCCAAGCGGTGTGGCCGGTGCGTGAAATCTTCCGCGGCGCGTAAGAAGGGTGAGTTACATAGAGAACATCCGCGCTCTGTTCAAACTTCAAAAGTTCTAAATCCGCCTCTACCCACGGTGTTGCAATCTCGTAAAGCGCTTCCGAAAAGCCACCCGAAACATACGTCCCTGAAGTCGCCCCTATCGCATAAGAGTTCGGCCCTGACGTAGCGCTAACACTGTGATACCTGTCGTTTATCCCTGTTATTCCAACAACCCCGTATATGTAAACTGTATCACCCGGACTGACCCCGTGCGCGGTACAACTAACCCATGTTGTAGACCCTGATTGCGTCACATTTGTTATCGCTTTCGGCGTGTTCAATACCACACCACCGTCTTTATAAACACGCATGTATTGATCGCCAAATTCGAGAATGTAAGATTGTTCAACGGAAAACTGGAAAGGAACAAGGCGAGATGTTTTGGAAGAGTCTTTTGTTTCACCAACAAATTCAGTTCCCCCACGGTTCGATGCCGGCCCATGAGGCTTGATGATAAAGTTCTTCATCCGTTTTACTGCGGTGTCGTACTTCGCAAGTTCAGGCCGCGAATGAAGTGAGGGCGACCATTCGCCACCGGTAAAAGATGATTTCCTAACGCTTGCAACCATGTGGCCCCCTAATTTCGAGAATCAACAAACGCCCCTAAGCTATCATTCGGTGTGTAACCCTCATTAGATTGTTTCGTCTTCACTTTTCCAAGCTCCACGTCATAATCCTTTAACAGCATAACGCGCAACTCTGGCTTCGCACGAATGGTCTGCGCCAAATCAGACGCAAGTCTGAGCGCCAACGCTTGAATAAATTGATTGTCATAAAGGTTCACAACCGTAACCTTCATCGTGTAAATGAGTTCTGCTTCCGCCTGATCGGTCAAAATGACGCGCTGCGATCCGGTAGAATCGGAAGCCACCTCGAAACGGATTTCCTCTGCGTCCCACCCGGCCGGATTGTAAATAACCCGCGGCGCCAAGCAATCGGTCGGCCACGCGTAAGCATACTCCCACCCGGAATACTCTTCAGTTAAAAGCGCCAAACTCAACCGCTTTCGGGCGAAGTTCCAATCGTGATCTTCTAAAACCGCATTTCGATCGATCTCGTAAAACCGCCGGCACTCGATCGCCTCTTTCGTTCCTTCCGTAAAAGACTCAATCGCTCTGCCACCAACGTGAGCCAACGCCAAATTACAAATATCGATTTCACTCGCCATTGTTTTCTCCTTCGTCGGGTAAGCAGTACCACCCTTCTGGTATTGTCATTTTGCCCGGCTCTATCGATCCGTCGGAAGTCCGAACCCAAATCTTCGCTTTCAAATCTTGTCGAAGCTTAACCGCTTGCCCATCCGGAACGTAAACCACCCTATTCCAAGAACATCCGAATAGAGTGATCGTTAAAATAAAAACGATGGCCGCGATCATTGATAAGCGCAATATAGTCACTCCAACCCCCATGCGACCGTGGCACCACCGCCACGGTCGCACAAGTAATTTAGATTCCGGTTCGCCCCGGCCCGGTCTGAGCCGATTGTGGGCTTGATTCCGGAAGGTCGAGGGGCGTGACCTTTGAAATGTAGTCATTAAGAAACGCCCGAACTTTTGAAATCACCGCTGTTAAACGAGCCGAATCGTATTTGTTCAACCCCGCGGCATCCCGCGCCGATTGACTATTCACTAATTCGTCCCGTGTAATCGCGAGCAAACGAATAACATCGTTGGCGTTCTCATTCTCCGCGTCCGGCGTAGCCGGGTTCGCTTCCAACTCGATTGATTGTGGATGCGTTTCCGGTAAGTCCAACTGCGGCTGACCGATAACCCATGCGTGGTACGTATCAATCGCGTTAAGATAAGTCGCCAAACGATCTTGGTCAAACTTATTTACTTGAGACGTGCCGGAAGAAACCGATTTATGAACTTCTTCAATGAACCGGTTAATTCGAGCGTGCAGCCCTGCGATGTCGTGGTTATTCACTTCCATAATAAAACCTCCTTATTTACTTGGTAAATCCCTTCGGATCTTCCCCCGAAGGCGCTTCTCCAATTTTCCCGGCCCTTTTCCTCTCCGCATTTTTGGCTTAGCGGCTTTCTTCAGCTTCACCAAAACTGCGAGAAGGAATTGAACTAGAAATTTTTTCATCAATCGTTATCTTCGATCCCAAAAGGTTCGCGAATAACTTTTTTGATGAGAGGCAACACAATCATATCGTCGAACGGATTCTTGCTTTCTTTCACCGCATCTTCGATTTTATCGAGCGCTTTATCCACCGCTTCCTTCACCTTCTCAGCGGGAAGCAGTTCAAGCAAAGTCGCGATAATGGTTTTAATCATCAACTCAATCATAAAACCCTCCTATTCAAACATTCCGTCTTCGGCCTTCGGAGCCGACTCCGGTCTTTCTTGCGCGATCACGTCCTTGGCTTCTTGCTGCTGCAAGCCATGAAAAGTGGTCGGCACTTCGGCTTTCACCTCTGGTTTTTTCTTAACCTCACTCGCCGGCTTGAAATGCGCCGGAACGGGTTTCCCCGCCTCTGGCGCCAGAGTTTCCCCCGGCGTCCAGAGACGGTTCAGGTAAAAGCATTTTTTAGTACAGATGTACTTAACCATGCCTTAAACCCCCGTATTATTAAACAGCGTTAGTTTGACGATCCAGAACCAACCCGGCCACAATGGTACCCGCCGAATGAGTTCCCGTCACGGTGTAATAGAGACGAAGGTACTGCTCATTGATAACCGGAAGACCACCAAACTTAAACTGATACCCGGCCACCAAAGACGCCTCAGCGATTTCCGCTGTTTCAAGCAACGTGGTCGCGCTTGAAAAGGTGGAGCTATCAGAGGTCTGAATACCGACTTTCATATTCGTCGCTCCGGTGAAAGCCTCGGTCACTTGAGCCAAGACTTCCAACTTACCTTTTTCGTTTAACGCCTGAATTTCAGCGGCGTCATTTCCGAGGTCGATGATGTTTTCACTAGCCGCTGTGACTGTCACCGCCTGATCGTCACTTAACAGATTTTGTTTATCAAGAATCATTTCATTTCTCCTTTAAAGTAATTTATTCCAATCCGATCCAATTTAGGAAAGAGCCGCTTCGGTGTTCAGAATAGCGTCACATTTCTTCACTGGAATCCCATCGAACGTCACAACCGATTTTCCGCCGGCAGTATCCAACTGCAAATTCACATTTGCTTTGTTGGAGATCTGGCGTCGAAGGAACGAAGTGACCGTCTTATTACAGTAGATCACCGGTCGCCCAATGGTCAGAGTTGGAATGGTTTCAATGGCCTGAACGAGAAGGTCGATCAAGTTGGCACCCGCAGATGCGTCACTTGTCAGAGCCGACACGTCAATGTTCGCGACGCGGGCGGTGTACTGCCAATCGCGAAGAGTGAATCCGGCGTCCCATTTGTAATGGGTACGATACCCCTGATAGCGGCCTTGTGGAGTCTGACCATCATCGAGAGTAACTTCGCCAAGATCCTTCATTTTCAAGCCCGTAGGGGATCCACTTGGAAAGATCCCGTGAGCGGTCTGGTCACCCCACATAACAACCCAAACGGATGTGTTATCAGAGCCGGTTCCGCCACCGTCGAAAACATTTTCAGAGTTTTCAGCACCGGTGAGCGCACTATACCGAGGGGCAAGACCCATGAATTTCTCAGGGTCGGTCGCTGTATTTCCATAGAACAGCGTAGACGCCATTTCGTTATTCATGGCCTGAAGAAAAGCAATATCTTCAGACATACGAAACTCCGGAGTGTTGTTGTTAAGGTCGGCCAAAGACTTATCGACTTCAGCATACGCTTCCAACATACCGATGGAGTCCGTAACCTGCACGGTTTTGGATTTGGTCGGCTGAACCCCGTAGTTCAACTGACGCCACGTCACACCGGGAAGCCCGGAGCGTACCGTGGTTTTGTGTCCAGTGGGGAGATTCCCCATCACCCAAGCCATATCATCGAGAATAGGATTTCGTTCCTTAAGAATCTCGACGATTTTCGCAATTTTTTTATCTTCCTGACGACTCGCCCAATCTTGAAGCGTAGCAGCGTTAGTTCCAATAGTTGACATTGTAGTAGTCTCCTTTAAGTAGTTTTCCCCTAATTACCGTAGATCACCTGAGCGGCAGAGCGGGTATCGGGTTTCCCCGGTTTCCCATCAACTGTCCGGTCTTCGCTCATAGCTTTATCGATCCGAGCTAACACACGAATAACACCGGGATGATCCCCAAAACCTGTTTCTTCGAGAAACTTCCCTAGTTCGCCTTCGGTGTCGTAGGATTTGAGAGTGCGTTTCGCACGTTCAATCGTTTCGTTGAACTTGCCTCCGCCAAAATCCTTATCGGATTTAATCTCATTTACCCACCCGTCTCGCATTTTGTCCCACGCGGCTCTCTGCTGCTCAATAACAGTAGAACTATTTTCAGCCGCGAGATCCATAAGCCTCTGAGCGTTTTCTTGCGAAACGCCCAACTCTTTCGCAACTCCTGTGAACTTATCCAACATTTCCTGACTCACTGTTACGTTTTCAGGCAATACAAAATCTTGATACTTCTCCGGAGCGCCTTGTGGTGGCTCAGGCGGCTTCGGTGTTGGATCCGGCGGCGGCGTCGGTGTTGGATCCGGCGGCGGCGTCGGTGTCGGGTCTGGTGGTATCGGTGTTGGTGTTGGCTCTGTCATAATTTTATTCCCCTTAATTTTTATGGTGCTACAATTTTACGGGCAAGACTCTCGTAATCTACGCTGAGCATGTCCAGTGATGATGTCGATACACCATCGCCCGTTAATGTTACCTCAAATTGAACATATCTACCAACAACTCCGGCATCGTCTCCGCTGTTTAAAGGCGGCCCAAATAACTCCGTAAATGGGCTGCTCTGATTTTCCGCACGCACTTTAATTACTGCACTGGTTCCCGATGGCGTAGAAACTTCATACACCACTTTATTCCACTCCATATCGAGATCCTCAGAATCAAATGCACTTGAATAATAAACCCCGGAAGAATAGAGGCCCGCGTTCCCTGTTACGTTTACATTAGCTAAGGAGGGTCTTACCGCGCTACTCGATGTATACATAAAAGCTCGAACATCAAGCGTTCCTGACCCAATAGGAAGAGAACCAAAATTCGTCACCGCATCGGCCAACGTCGTGGCGTCGGTTCTCGTTGTTGCCGACGTAGGGGCCACCCACGCGGAGCCACCCCACGTAAGCCATGAAGACCTTCCATTGTTAGAAAACAAAACTCGTATTTCTGTATTGGTGGGCGTTGTCGAAGTGAATGTTGTGGTCAGCCATTCAATAACTGACGCCGGAGAAATTTGACTTGCATCTTTTGTATCTCCGTACAAATTATCGTCGGTCGAATAGGCTTGAGATTCTTCTACGGTAATATCATCAATCTCTGGCGTCGTAGCTCCGTCATCTGAATGAAGTAGCGCTCGAAACAAAAATGTGCCGCTCGCCGCGAGCGTCGCGATGTTCGTGTTTATAACAGACTCATCATTCGCTTGAGAATAGCTGTCATCTGTTACCGCCCACGCCGACCCATTCCAGTATTTCCAAGTCGTTCCGTTATCACTAGATACGTGGTATCGAAGCTCATCCGACCCCGGCTTGGTTGAAATCTCAGTGAAAGAATTTACCGCTGAGGAAAACGCAAACCCCGATGTCGGAACAATCGTAGGGTTTGTTGTGGTGTACTTTGTAGATGTAATCCCCGATAACCCCGCCGGTGTGTAGTTATTTGAGTGTTGAACGGTGCTGTAAACAATAAACCCGCCCATTTTTGAATTTGCACCGGATGCCGAAGTTGGAAAGTAGCTGCCAACGTATATTTCCTGAGTTCCAGAATTTAGTGTGCCTGTGTTTGTATCAGTAGATCCTAATTGTGACCCGTCTAAAAACACACGGGTCGCCCCTGTTGTTAAATCCCAATTAACTTCAATTTCATAATCTTGATTAGCAGTAGGGTTAAATGACCCCGCTCCGGTAAGCAACGAAACCGTGTTAACCCCTGCATTATCTTTAATAATTACACGAATGTCGCCAGAGTTGTCATGTCGGCAATAAATTTCCCCGCTACCGGAATTTGGTTTAAGCCTCCATAAATACAAGTTCGACGCCGGCGAACCACTGTAATTCGGCTGATAAATCATCCTAACGCATCCAGTTTGGCCCCCCGCAATCGTCGCCCCTTGATAAGATACTGAGCTTGCTGTTGCGTTAGTCAAATCAAGATACCCCCCTGAAACAGAAGGCGACCCATTCTCCGTCGCGGTTAAAGACCCTTCCCCCCAATTTGCATCACTATCGGAAGAATAATTAGCAAAGTATTGAGAATCCGTAGGTGTTTTATCAACAAGCTTCGCTTTCCCCCCGACAACTTCAATATCGCTTGAATTGTACGTGTAGTTCGCCGGAGTTGTAAAAGGCCAATCCTGACTCGATCCGACGGTTGATTTATGGCGCAGAACCCCCGCATCCACTTCAAGTTTCGCCACGTCTGAAAGTGTGTAATTCCCCGGAGTTGTATAAGGGACATCGCTATCAATAGAGGTCTTCTGAGCAAGACGAAGAACCGCATCGGCCCCTGTCCCAAACACTTCCATTTCACTCGGAACATTCCCCTTGCTCCAATCCACATCGGTCAACCAACGAAGTCGAAATGACTCACGAAGAGTAACCGGAATAGCCCCATTCTCAAGAAGAGGGTTTTTTAAATTTACGTCACCAAGTAATGTCATCTAACCTTCCTTAGCTTTCGCTTCAAAATCTGCCACGCGCTTATCAAAACGCAACCGTTCATATTTCAATTGTTTAATCCCGTACTGCAATTCTCTTTCCCGTCGTTGAATGTCGGCCACCCGGATACGATGCTCCTTATGCTGCTCATTAAAAAAGGCTAAAAACTTTTTGGCCTCTTCCACTTTTTTCATCGTCTCCGCGTAAACCGTTTTTGCCCGCTCTTCCAATTCCTTCGCTTGCGCGGCGTCCATTAGTTAACCTTTCCTTTGGCGGTAACATACACCGTTCCGATAGCATTTGCGTTTGTAACCTGAACCCGAAGCCGGTCGCCTTCATTCAATGTCAACGTGCCACCGGCGCCATAAACAAAATCTTGTTCTTCTGATAACTGCCTCGCTTCCATAACCGTATCGTACTCCGGGCCGACACCGGAATCCAACGAAACCGTCACTATTTCCGTGATCGGCACTGACGAATGAACGTAAACCGTGGCCACCTCCGCCGCGAGCGGGAACTCAAACGAATGATCGAGTTCGGCCACCGCCAAATCTTGAGACACATTTAATGACCGGATCCGCCCTAAGCTCATTTCTTTTTCACCACCATAATGTCGGCCACCTTATTTGGCGCCGCTTCTACCAAGTCGTGAAAGAACATGAGCGCCAAATTCCGATGGCCTTCAAGAAACATTCCTTGGCTACTGCCTGTAAAAGTCGTGTGAAACACTTTCCCTTTTTCCATCAAACGTCGGAAAAATCTAACGCCAGAAGGGTGATTAAGAATAGAGCGAATGTCCTCAATTTCTTGCTTTCGTTCATTTTTACGTGCTTGCTCCGCGTCCTTTACGTGCTTCTCATCACCGGCGTTGTACTCATGTGCTTCGGCCATTATTGCTGCCCCATGCCGCTCATAATCCGATCGAGCGCACTATCGTTATCCATTTCGGTTTCGCTCAAAGTCTTTGCGGTGTCAGCCATTGGCTGTGCGGAAGCCGCAGCGGCCGCGGCGGCAGCTTGCTGCGCCTTCTGCTGCCTCACGTCCTCCACTTCCTCTTCCCCACGAATGATGCGCGGATTCGTCCCGGACATATCCGCGAAATCGTCGATGGCTTTGTCCACATCCAACTTATCCACCGCTGCCGGGTTGACCCCCGCCACGCCGCTGATAAAATTGATGGTCTGCTCCATCGCTGAAATCCCGACCATCTTCTGCGCTTGCGCAAGAGTCGAAACGTATTCGATTTTAAAATCTTTCCCTTGAATCTCTTGCGGCGGCGGCGGAAATAAACTCAAACGCTCCGCGATGTTGTACGTGCGCTGCACGACAATATCCAAAAGCTCCGCTTGCAACCGTTCGATAACCGGCCCCAAAAGCTTAAGCGCATCACTATGCCGGCGAGCCACCTCCGTGGCTGTCATATTTTTGTCTTGGTTCAGAAGTGTGGCGAAGAGATCGTTGTAGAAAAACCGACGAAGCCGCTTCTCCACCCGGTCAACTTCAAATGCGATATTCTGCATATCCGGTCGCACCTGATAAACCGGCGCCATCGCTTGATTGCCTTGCTGCGTGTCCACAAAGTTCACGCCACCGGCCACGATCGTTGCCCCTTTCTTCTCAAGAGACGACGGAGCATTAAGCGGAGGATCCACCATCTTGTCGAGCGATTTGAGCTTCTTGGCTTCCATCTTCTGAAGCATCTTCACATCGCCCAACGCGATCATCCCCGGCCCGCGCCCGTAGGTATCAACCCCGGTCACTTCCCACCGCGGCGCCATAAACGGGATATCCCGATAGCCGCCAATGCGGAGGTATTTCTCCGGCGAGGCTTTCTTTTCAAAATAAATCGATTCGTATTCCATGCCGCGTCGATCACCCTTATCGGCATCCTTGCCGGTGTTAGGCCGGATACAGTGGATAACCTCAAAACGGGTTTCTGGTTTGTTGTTGTCGTAGGCTTCTCTAACCGAACGCGTCACCATTTCTTTACCAAACTCTTCAATCATTTGACGAGCGGTCATCGAATACTGCCGATAAAGTGTGTCCGGCCGGTATGTCGCATCCAACGCCAACTGAAACTCACCAATCGTGAAAGGCCGGCAGCGAATGACCGAACGAAAATCCTCTTCAATCACCATCGCATTGGTGCCGAAGCCGCCAAGCTCTCCGTACATGTTGTGAACCGCGCTGTAAAAATTGGAATGAGAAAAGATATTGAGGATGGTATCGCGCACCCGGAAAAGCCACTCTTTGACCGGCGCGTAGGCCGCCAAATCCTTGTCCACCAAACTGAGGGAAAACCACGGGCGAGAAGGCGACGTTAAGCCGCTCTGCATCCCGGCAGCCAACACGTTAACAGCATCGAAACCGGTGCCATTGATGACCTTGGAATTACGCTTCTTACCGTCATTAGTTTGGTCTGATTCAGTGCCGGTGAGGTACCGGCCTTTTCGTGGGTAAAGATAATCAGATATTTCTGTCCAGTGGTCACGCCACGTATGCGCGTCTTCATAGAGTTGATTGTACTGCGCCCGATATTTCTCGGTTGTTAGTTCGTTAACCATGTTATGCCACCGCCCTAAAAGATTATTCGCCTAAGACTGTCTTCCGCTGAACGTTGGCCGGATCTTCCTCACCAAGCGGCCCTGTTAAAATTGTGGATCGTTGCCCGCGGCGTCGGCGTGCGACTCTTCCTTGCGATGTACGCTCATCAAACGCTGCTTGCTGAGGTGGTGGTGCCGGTGGATCCGGCAAAATGATTTCGGGTGCGGGCGCGGAACTGCCGCCACCGCCAATTCCTGCGAAGGGTGCTAAACACATAATGAAACCTCCTTAAGCTCCGAGTACGGTTCGCCGGCGAACAGGCGCGTCATCTTCAATGCCGCGCACTCCGGTCAAAATTGTGGATCGTCTACGCCCGCGTTTCCGCGCCAATTCCGCGTCTTGCGCGGCTTTCCCGTAAGCTTTCGCCGGGATTTCCGGTGGTTTCACATAAACCGGGCTATCCGGGTCATTGGGATCTAAATTGGGTGGGTCTTTAGGTTTATTAACAATATCCTGAATAGGGTTAACAGGTCTTTTGCCTCTTCCAATGTCAATGATTGGTTGAATGATTGTCTCTACTGGATTTCCGCCTCCGCCGCACATAAGCCACCTCCGTTAATCGAATAAGTTGTATTCCGTCTGAGCCATCGCCGGCTCTCTCCGCATTGTCGCAAATGGCGCGTCCCTGTACGACATTTCTTCAGGAAACTTAATCTCCATTTCGGGTTCTACAATCCGCGCTGCGCAATCAAGCATGTCATCGTGTATCGCGACCGGAAACGCAACGTATTCGTCTTCCAAAAACTCACGAATGAAATCACGCACCTTCCGCTCATTATCTATAAAAAAAAGTTGATGTGGTAAGAAAATTCTATTTTTTTCAAAAAGCGGGACAAGTCTTTTGATGCGATCATTCTTCGCCATCGCACCACCAAGCGGAATAATTTTGAAGCGGTAATTCTCATGCTCCATCACATAACGCATGTGTTCGATGTCAGCTTGCATCCCGTATTTCTCATAGCCCACCGCCTCCGGCCGCCACTTGCGATGAAATTCAAAAAGCTTTTTGGTTCGTTCCGTTAAATTCATACGGTCGCGTATCGCGTCCACCAAATACAAATTTTGATCCGGTGCCGCCCCCCACACTTCGATCACGGTGTAGTCGCTGTTCTTTTTCTTCTCACCGGCCGGATCGACAAGGGTGTAGAAATTCCAATCTTGATGATTGCGCAGCACGTCATAAAACATAAGCCAATCTTTCTTGAAACCTTGCGACGTATCCGCGGTGGGGTTCTGAAGCATCTGCGCTGAAAAAATGTATTGGCCTTGATCTTCCCGTTTCTTCATCAACTCATCACGCGTGAGAAATACCGGGTTACCTTCCAACGTCCCGTCGTGCGTCGCCGGGTAAATACGCGGCGTGGCCACGTTCCGCTTCATCAACGTCGCATAGGTGTCGCCCATGCTGTACCGCGTGCCGATAAAGCGCCGCTTCCCGCCCTTCGCACCGAGATTGAATGACAACGCCACCGCATCGGTGACCTTCGACACCATGTCCGGCGTAGACACCGATTCTTTCGTCACCACGTCATCGTAAACAAGTGTGGAAAAATGTTTTGAGGTGGGCTGCCCGTCAACAAGCCCCCATGCCTCGACGGTCGCCTCTTTTGGATTGTCTTTCCGTTTCACAATCAGGCCGCTATCGAGTGACCACTTCGGTGATTCCCGTTTCGGCTCAGAATAGAGAACGTCTGGAAAGAGGGAATGTAAAAGCGCGTTGCCTTCCAACTCACGTTTGATTTGATCCATAAAACCTTTGGCGATCGGCCGGGTGTGAGAGAAGATTCCGATGGTAACTTCCGGATTGTTGAGGATGTCTTGAATGGATTTGGCGAAGGTGATGATGGTTGACTTGTAATGTTCACGCGCCCACAAATCGAGGTACCCGTCCGGCGCCCGCTCCACCTCGCGGCAGCGCTCGTAAAGCCACGGTCGGTTAACATCGCGACGTTTGAAACCGCGGGTCAAAAGAAAGAACAGATCCCCTTGGCAGAGTTTACGAATGAAGGCGGTATCGTTTCGTTTGAGTACGTCGAAGTACAGAGAATTGGATTGATCGAAGGTGAGTTTATTGCAGAGCATCTTTGATGTGATCGTCAATGAAGAGTTTCAAACGCTCTTCCACTTCGGCGTCTGTTTCCCTCTCCACCTTCACTTTCCCATCGAGAGTAAGCTTCTCTTTGTTGAAGCCCAAAAGCTTAGCAAGCGAATCAAGCGCTTCCCGTTTGGAAATGATCTTGGCTTTCTTAACAGCACCGATCTTCTTCCGCGCTTCCCCGATACCGGTATAAATTTCGTAGATGTCCACGCCGCTCATCGCCCGCCGCGTGTGTTCAGGGATCTCAGAGATTGGTTTTAAATTGCCATCATCGTCGAGCAGTTCGATAGGATCGAAGAACGCGATAGCGCCCAACTCTTGTGCAATTCTGTCTTCATCAATTTCAAAGCGTTTCATCATTTTAGTTTGACGTTCCTCAATTTTTCGTCGAACGGTCTTGCGGTTAAAGTAGCTCCCGGAAGCGGTCGCGGCTGTCTGAGGGTTCGCTTTCGGGTGGCCGGCCATGTACGCTCTGAGTTTGTTGAACCCGTTTCTAAAGTACGCATTGACGCAGATCCGTTCGACCATTTGCGAGAGTCGGAACTTGTTGTGCTTCTTTCGCCACTCTTCAAATTCGTGGGGTGGCAGCCATGAGCGCATTTGTCTTTCATAATCAAACCTGTCCACGAGTTATCAACGCCTTTATGCCGAGCCAAAGGGCTGCCAAAAGTCCACTCGCTAAGCCCGTTAAAAATAAAAAAAGCAAAGAAAATGAGAGCTTAGCGCCCACTTCTCTTTGCGTTTTCATCCACTTGTGGTTTTCATAAATCAAATCAAACCCTTGCTGAACACTTCCTTCCCCCAACTGGCTCATTCGATGCGCGAATTGTGCCACGCCCTCCATTTCTTCGGATGATATTTTCAACCGGCATGTGTGTTGGTAATTCGCCATTTCCGTGCGAACCGCTTCTTGCACAACATCTTTCACGACTTCGCGGATCAGACGGGTAAGTTGAACGTACTGCTCCGGGGGCATATCTTGTAACAACACCGATTCGGTATCGGATTTGGGTGGCGTCATGGGATATCTCCAAAACGGTTATTGTGCGTGTAGCTATCACGCCCCAAAATTATGCGATATTAAATACCCAAAATCAACAACGCGGCGAACATTTTGGACAAGGACACGCCAATCCCATTGTGGCGTCCTTCGGTGCGTCGTCGAACATGCAGCGCTGCATTGTCCCGTCTTCCGGTGTCCACGCCACCTTCCCCGGAATTGCCGGTGCGCTGAACAGCCACGTTTCCAAAATTTCTTGTATCTGCCGGATCGCGGCCACCATGTCCGAACCCGGATCTTCCCATTTGATTCTCTCACTCATTTCAACATCTCCTTTTGCTTTTCGATTTCACTCCACGCCACCGCAACTGCCAACGCGCTCCAAACGTCCTTGGAAACGCCGTACAATGGCCCCTGTTTGACTTTTTTACCGATTGCCACCTCCGGGCCACCCCACCGGTCAATAAGCGCCTGACGGACGTTTTTGTCCTTTGCACGTGGATTGCGGCAAATCTCTGTCACCACCGCTTTCCGGTGGATCCGCTCAAACCGGCCGCCGACGCGGTGCCGCGTCCACCGTTCCCAAAAGCGGCCGACCCACACGCACGTCTCCAAAACAGAATCGCCCACCACGTTCCCGTAGCTCTTCAGCATTTCGCACACGCACACCTCCGCGTAAAGCGGGCTGAGGTTTTTAGCCAACGTCTCATTTTCTTCGATGCCGAAATCGAACACCACATCGTGCGTGTTGTCATAAGCCACGTATGCCGACTTCACCGGCCCCGGATCAATCGCAATAATTTTCATCTGTTGCCACCTCGTTAAATTTTCGGATTTTTAAAATTTGGTTGCCACCGCGGGATCCGTGTCGCGGCCCCTCCCTTTTGGGGCGCGACACGGGAAGTGTAAGCGTCCCTAAAGGGATCCCGTGATCCCGTGTGCTATTTTCGACGCTAAAAATAGAGTCGAATCCACGGGACGGGAAATGCTTTTTTCCAAAATCGCTTCCCGTGTGCAATTTTCGACACGAGTTCTATAATCAAATATGCACACGGGAAAGTCCATTTCCCGTCACTTCCCGTGTTCCCGTGTTGAAAAATTCTGCAAAATTTTGCACTTTTAAAACCCATAAAAATCCTTCCCGTGATTTTCCCGTGAATAGCCGAAAGTAGTTTATAATCAATAAAACCTCAATCCCGTGTTGCTCCCGTCGGATCCCGTGTGCTATTGAAACATTTCATCATTTTCATCGATTTCTTCCACAATTCGACGAATAATGAAGTGCGATTGGTGTGCATTTGGATCGATTTTGGCGCCTACAAATTTGGCGCCTTCAAACACCAAATCGTTCTTCAAAATATCCTTCAGTTTGCGTTTGAGCGTGTCCCATTTGGCGCCGGCGAAGAGGTGCGCCACGCTTTCGGAGGTGGCTAATTCTTTGGCGATTTCCGTCGCGCTCCGCGGCTCCGGGTTCTGCCGGAAAAGAATGTCGAGCGCTTCGGCATAAGCGTCGAGTTCGCTATGCCCCTCCACCGCTTTTGCTTCTGTTTCATCCAATGTTCTAAACCGACCTTGATCCCACTTCACCGCAATAACCTCCCCGCGCTTGGCGTAATTTGATTTCATCCGGGTAAGAATTGTGACCTCCGGATATTTTTTGTGTGGCCCAAAAACAAGTCGATTTCTCACGCTGTTTTCCCACGCGGTTGAGCCGCTTAACATGTCGCCGGTGTTCTGTCCGGCGCGTGATGGGTGGGCTAAAAATAAGACTGTGGCTTCGTGCTTCTTTATGAGGTGGCCGAGAATGGTCTTGATGAATTTGTTCACTTTTCCCCGGTCGTTTTCGCTGCCGAGATAGATGTCGGAAAGGGTGTCGAGGATCAAAAACTTATGACCCTTCGGCATTTCGGAAAGCGCGTGATCGAGGTGCTGATAAAAACCGCCTTGGATAACGTCGTTTCCTTTCTCCGATTCTTTCGCAAGATCGTTTTCTTCTCCGACTCGCGGCCAGAGGAAGAGCGGCGCGTGCTTGAGTTCATTGTCAAAATCAAATTCGGGGGCGGCGGTGATGGCGGCGAGGCGCCGGTGGATTTCGTCAGTGCTATCCTCGCAATAGACGCAGAGAGTAGGTAAGGGGGTGGAGACGTTCAGACCCATAAACGTGCGGCCGGTGGCCACCGAGAGGGCGATTTGGAGCGACAAGAGGCTTTTGCCGGAGCCGCCGGATCCGTACATGCTTGAGATTTCGTTCAGCGGCAGCCAATCAGGGATGAGCCACTGACGTTCGGGGGCGTCGCCTTTGAAGTCTGAGAAGCGGCGCGGGCCTTTATAGGAGTCGATAAAATCTTCTCGCGCCTCTTGGATCCGAGCCTCTTCGGTCTTGGAGCCGGCGGCCTCTTGGCTATGCTGATAAGCGGAACGTATTGTTTTTTCCCATCGTTCTCTATCTTCATCGGTACTGAGCCAAGAGGGTTGACAGCGCGGGTCGTAGTATTCGGCCATGAGGAACATAGCTTGATCGGGGTCAGTGATGCCAAGGTTCTTCACCATGCAAGCGGTGGCGTAGAGGGTTTTGTTTCCCATTTGACCGGCGATACTGGATGCAGAAGTGCGAACTAAATAGTCTTTTACTTTATCCAAATGATGTTCTTTGTCGAGCAACGCGGGCGGCACCACGGTGTCGATCGGCTTTTGTCCGTTTAAAGTGGGGCGATTGGCGAGGTCGAGGATCCACTGTGGGGCGTCAGCAACACCGCCGGGGTCGGCCACCACTTCGTAGGCAACATCGTTTATTCTCGATCCGGGGGCCACGACGTAGCCGCCGCGGCTTTTGGTGTCCACCCCGGTGGCCAGATTGTCTTCGCGGCTTAAACATTCGCCTTTAAAATAGTAGTGGATTCCGTTACTTGGTGTGGTGACCGTGAGGGTGGTGGGGATTTCGTCGCGCTGCAAGATGAGGTTGGTAAAGTTTTTGGATCCGTCTTTCCCGTGCTTATTATCCACGTCGATTGCCATGTGGCCGGTGGCGCCGAGGTATACGCCCCAATTATGGAGCGAGTTAGCGGTGCCGAACTCTTGAACACGTTTTCGAGTGGCTTTTTTGGCCCATTCTTGCCACCCGGTAAAGGCGGGATCTTTCTGATTTGGTTTGAGTGGGAAGACTTTGAATCCTTTATCCAATAGATAAAGCGCCCCGTCCAGAGGCTTTTGAAATGTGGCCATGTGAATTATCCCCTTTTGTAAGTCTTAAGTGGTTGTGGCTTACCATAGAAAGCCGGATGCTTAGAAGCACGGTTAGCGATCCAATGTTTCCATGAAATCTTGCGGTTTGAAAAGAGCAGCTTGGAGGCACGTTCAAAAGCAAGCGCTCGGTAGTAGCTGACGCCGCAGCGGCGGTGCAGCACGTCGTTGACGGAGCGCGGGTTTAGGCCGGCGACCTCAGCGAAGAGCGCTTGTTGACCATGCTTCCAGAATTTCTTTTTCTTCATTTATTATCCCCTTTTTAGTTTTCGGTTGGGTCAGAATCTTAAATAATAAATTTCTGCTTGCAAACGGTTTTTTATTTTTCCAGAATTTTGGGGCCGCAAGAAAAATATGTCTTGACAAGTAGTTTTGCAAGCGCAATACTAGGGGATATCGAAATGTTGAATATATTGAAAATGCTGACGGAGGTAACACCATGAAAGCTACTCAAGCCGACCTACTCGATACCATTAAGACCGTGGCCGAGATCCATAAAGTTCTCTTCCGCGCCCACCAAAAAGCAGACTTCCACGCTGTTGACCGTTGCGCCCGCGACCTTGTGAACGCCGGGAAAGTCTTGAAAGACCAAGCCTATCAACTCAAGAAACGCGATCCCATCATCCCGTTTGGTTATATCCAAAACGGAGTGCAGTACGACCACGAAGGTCGCGAGATAAAATGAAAAAGAAAAAGAGAGTTAGATATTGGTTTGAAGAAGATGGGTGGATTTACGTTAGAACTTCATTTCTATACTTACGCGCCTATTACACAATACTCGAAGCGCGTCATTCGCAAAAGAAATTAGGGTGGATACTTCGACGAGAGCAGCCTTCTACATGTATAACGGATCGGCGGAAATGAAAAACCTGTTCTTTAAAGATGGCACGTTTTATTTTGCTTGCGGGTATGAGGATAACGACCTCGCCCGCCGCGCCGGTTTTTCCTTTGATAAACAGACGCAAATGTGGGCCACGACGTTCGCTCAGGTGGCCGCGCAAGTGGCGTCAACTCCGGAAGAGCGGGAATTGGTGGCCGGCGCTATTGTCGAGGCAAGGCGGGACATCCTCGCAAGCTCGAATACCTATTCCGATTTCGCCCCGGTCGTACCTTCCGGCGAAGAGCTTATGCCCTTTCAGCGGGCCGGAGTGGAGCGGCTGACAAAGCGCCGCGCCAATCTCCTTGCCGATGACATGGGGTTGGGGAAGACCGCGCAAGCGGTGGCGTATGCCAATATGATCCACCCCTCGTTTGTTCTTGTGATCTGCCCGGCGTCGTTAAAGATCAACTGGCTTCGCGAGTGGCGCCGGTGGACAACACTATCGCATGAAGCGAAGATTGCTTCCTCCACCAACTTCCCAAATAGCCCGGTCGTGATTATCAACTACGACATCGTGGCCCGCAATATCGAAGAAATCACGTCCCGCCCGTGGGATCTCCTTATTCTTGATGAGTGCCACATGCTCAAAAATTTGAAGGCGCAGCGCACCAAAGCCATATTCGGCCACCGCGGCAAGCGGGGTATATGGGCGCCCTATAAGCTTGCTTTGACCGGCACGCCAATCGTGAACCGCCCCATCGAACTCTTCTCCACCCTCCGGTATTTGGATCCGTTGGGGTGGCCTTCTCAATTTGATTACGCCCGCCGGTACTGCGCCGCCAAGCGCACGCGGTTTGGGTGGGATATGTCCGGTTCGTCTCGAATGGATGAGCTTCAGAACCGCTTGAGATCGACCGTGATGACCCGGAGAACCAAGGATGAGGTCTTGCCTCAGTTACCCGACAAAGTGCGTCAGGTGCTTGAATTTGATGCCGACCGCGGGGTTAAGACCGCGCTTAAGAAAGAACAAGATTGGCTCTCGGCCGCGCTCACGCAATTAGGGGCCAAGGATCCGGAGAATTTGACCGCGGAAGAGTATCGGGAAGTCGTGCAGTTGATGAAAGGCGGCTTGCGAGTGGCGTTTGAAGAAATGGCCACCGTCCGGCGGGAAATGGCAGAGTCTAAGATTCCTATGATTATTGAGCATCTGCACGATGTGTTGGACGCCGACAAAAAGGTGGTGGTCTTTTGCCACCACATCGAAGTCGCCAAGCAGTTGTCAGAAGAGTTTGGGAAGGTGGCGGTGACTCTTACCGGATCCACGCTTCCGCCGGCGCGGCAGCGGGCGGTGGATTCTTTCCAGAATGACCCGAAAGTGCGGCTCTTTATCGGTAACATCCGGGCGGCCGGCGTGGGGCTGACCCTCACCGCCGCATCCCATGTGGTCTTTGCCGAAATGGATTGGACGCCGGGGAATATGACGCAAGCTGAAGACCGCTGCCACCGCATCGGGCAGAAAGACTCGGTGCTTATTCAGTATTTGGTTTTGACCGGATCCCTCGACGCGGCGATGGCCAAGACTTTGGTAAGCAAATCGCGCGTCATTGAGCGGGCGGTAGATTTAGATTCCAATATAAAGGAGATGTTGAAATGATTGAAGAAACACTGAAACAGATAGCGGAAGAATTAAAAGGGATCCGGAAAGCTTTAGAGTACCGGAACGAAACGCCGGTTATGCCGACGATAAAGCCGAAACCCATCAATGTTGAAATCTCTAAAAGTGGCGAGGTGGAGCCGCGCAAAGAGGCGGCCCCGGAAGATAGCCCGGAAGCGCAAGCGTTGAGATCCGAGCTTGATAAGCGCTGCATCCGCTACTCGAAGAAAGCCACAATCGAGCAGCTTAAAGAAAAGATCCGCGTTGATGACGAAAAGAAAGCACGGGTAGCCAAAGCGAAAGAGAAGAAATCCGAGAAAGCCGCGGAGCCGGCGCCACCGGTAAAGGGTGATACACCGGAAGACCGGCAAGCCAAAGTCCGCGATCTGCTCAAAGCCTACGCTTACAAATTCGGCGGCGAGAAGGCGATGGCGGTGCTGAAGAAATTCGACGCCTCCAAAATCTCCGAGATAGCGGTGGCGGATTTGGATAAATTCATAGCGGAAATCACAATCGAGGGGTAAATCTATGGAAAAGGCACACGCAAAATTAGCACCGAGCGCGTCGAAGAGGTGGATAAGCTGCCCCGGCTCGGTTCAGTTGTCAGAAAACATTCCGGAAACAACAAGCGTTTATGCCGAGGAAGGATCCGAGGCCCACGAATACGCGGCCAAGTGGCTTATCGAAGGTGTGAAGCCGGCGGGGATGAATCCGGAAATGGCCGAGGCGGTGGAAGTTTATGTCAACTACGTGAACGGTCTTTGCAGTTCAAAAGAGATCGACGAAGGATTGAAGACCCGCTACATTGAAGAGCGTTTTTCACTTGAATGGCTGCACCCGGATATGTTCGGCACCTCCGACTTCTCACTCTATGACCGCAAAACCAAGAAGCTCACCATTGTTGATTACAAACACGGGAAAGGGGTGGCGGTTGATGCGGAGTGGAATACGCAGTTAATGATGTACGCGCTTGGAATCGTTCATACCATTTGGAGTGACAACGCCGGGATGTACTCGAACCCCTCTTCGCTTTTCGGTGAAGTGGAGTTGGTGATTGTGCAGCCGCGGGCATTTCACGCCGAGGGTGAGATCCGGTCGTGGAGTTTAACCGCGAAGGAATTGATGTTTTGGGCGCTCCAAATTCTGCGCCCATCGGCCAAAGCTACGACCGAGAAGGACGCGATGCTTCGCACCGGCGACCATTGTAAGTTCTGCCCGGCGCTTGCGATGTGTCCCGAACAGGCCGCGCGAGCCACCGCGGTGGCCAAAACAGATTTCAATGTCACCGGCTTGCCCCGCCCGGAAGATATGACCCCGGCCGATATCGTGAAGGTGCTGAAAGCATCGAGCGTTATCTCGGAGTGGGCGGCGCAAGTGGCTCTTTACGCTAAAGACCAAATGGCAGCCGGCGCCAAGTTACCCGGTTATAAGTTGGTACGCGGCCGCTCCAATAGGAAGTGGGTGGATGAGAAGCGAGCCGAAGCCACCCTCATAGCGTTGATCGGATCCGAAGCCTACACCACCAAGGTGAAGTCGATTGCGCAAGCGGAGAAGATTTTAAAGAAGGCCGGGATGTCACCGGAAGCGGCGCTTGCCGGGTTGTGGGAAAAACCGGAAGGGAATTTAACCTTGGCGCCGGAAACCGATAATCGGCCGGAAGCCACCAATACTGCTGAAATTGATTTTGTCGATAATGCCGAGTTCTTAAAATGATGTCGAAAAGGGGGAAGTATGAAAATAAAAATGATGCTAATGGTACTCGCGTTGTGCGCGGCTTCAGCACACGCGTGGGAAAAGAAAGCGAATCCGGATCGGTTCACAAGTGTTGGTATAAACTTAACTGGCCAAAGCGCCAACGGGATATGGGACACCACCCTAAGAAACACTTTGGGAAATCAATCGGTTAAAACCAACGCATCCATGTTCGTGGTGGATCTGCGCGTGCCAGTTACAAACTGGATGACCCTCAACACCGCGGTGGGGTTAACGTCCGTAACGTTAGAGGCCGAAGAGACGCCTTACCTCGCCGGTCAGAAGGTTAACCAGAGCGGCGGGATGTTCAGCGTCGGCGCTCGGTTCTACTTTAATTCAAACCGCGCCATAAACTACATGGGAAGGAGTCGTTGATGGAGGTACTACACGGGTTTTTGGTGGCCTGTTGGGTCATCAACACAACAATTTTCTTAATCTTTCTTTACAAGCTCGGAAATTGGGCGGTAAAGCGGATGCGAGAAAAACGGATGAAGCAGTTGGAGTTCGACTTCAACGAATAAAAAATGTCGCCAATGCCGACAAGGAGAAAACAAAATGGATAAGTTAACAACACCGACGTTCAGAGTATCGTTCCCAAATGTGTTCGAGCCTAAAGTGTACGGAAACGGGAAACCGAAATTCAGTATTACTATGCTCGTTCCCAAATCGGAGAACATCGACAACATCAAAAGCGCGATGCGTGCCGCGGTCGAAGAGAAGTGGCCCGACGCCAACAAACGCCCGAAGAAACTTCATAACCCTATCAAAGATGGTGATACGGATATGATGGAAGATGGCACTCTTCGGAAAGACAAGTATCCGGAAATGGCCGGCCATTGGGTCTTCACCGCTTCGAGTGTGAGCCGCCCCGGAGTGGTTGACCGAAACGTGCAGCCCATTCTTGATGCGGAAGAGTTCTACCCCGGATGCTACGCACGGGCCACCGTTCACGTCTATGCGTATGCGCCTTCCAAGAATAACCCTCAATCCAAGTATGGCGTGGCCATCGGATTGAATAACATTCAGAAGGTGAAAGACGGGGAAGCGTTTAGCGGCCGCTCTAAACCGCAAGACGACTTCAGCGCCCTTGGCGAAGACTCCGATTTTGCCAACGATCCACAAGCGGCCAAGCCCGCGGGCGATGGCATGTTTGATTAGGGAGATCAGTATGAAATGTATGCAACACGACGGAGAAGTGAGTGATCCTATCTACATCGTTCATGTAGATAAATCGACTTGCTTAGAGAAGAAAAGAATCGGCCCTTTTTGCGACCATGATTGTGTTCGCCAATGGGTTGAGAAATCCCACGAAAAAGTAGCATTAGAGTTAGTTAAAGAAGGTGTCTGAATTAAGACGTTAGCCGGTGGCCTTGCGTTGCTCGGAGGGGGTACGGGCCACCGGCACGTCAATGGAGGATTAAATGGATGGAAATACGAACCCCCCGGAAATTGAACAATGCTCTTGCGGGGAAATAAAAGTTGGCGGGATGTGTCCGAAGTGCGACTTAGGGGAAAGTGTTTAAATGGTTTTTAAATTGATCGGCATAATTATAATTTTCTTTCTTATGTTCACAATTATTTGGTGGGCTGCGTATTCGATTGGATACCATAGCGGCTATGACCGAGGATGGCGCGACAAGCGCAGATCGCAAATATAATTTTAGCCGCGGGCGGGGGAGTGGTTGCCCCCGTTAAAGGAAACCCAAATAAGACAAATAACAGGCCGCGGCCTTTAGAGGATTTATGAAAATAACATTGGACTTCGAGACACGAAGCCGAGTAGATTTAAAAGCGCAAGGCGTGTATAACTACGCCCGGCATGAGAGTACGGAAATACTTTGCGCGGCGGTGAAAGTTGATGATGGCCCGACCCGGTATTGGGTGCCGGCAAAATTCCGCCACATCGTTCCGACCCAAATCTCCGAAGCCTCTTTCATCACGATAATGTTGGAAGGCAAAATCTTCGAGGCTCATAACGCGCAATTTGAGCGGCTGCTTTGGCTTGAGACAATGGTGAAGCGCCACGGGTACCCGGCTATTATGTTGAACCAATGGCGCTGCACCGCCGCGCTTGCGGCCGCGTATTCTCTTCCCCGGAGTCTTGGCGAAGCGTGCAAAGCATTAAACCTTCCCGAACAAAAAGACCTCGCCGGCTATTGGATAATGATGAGGATGTGTAAGCCGCGCAAACCCACGATTGCGGATCCCGTTTCTGAGTGGAATGAACACCCCGATGACTTCCGAAAGCTTTGTGAGTATTGCGCACAAGACGTGGAGGCGGAATACGCGCTGTCCAATAAACTACACGACCTTCCAAAAAGTGAATGGGATCTTTACCACCTCGATCAAAAGATCAACGACCGTGGTATTTTAATTGACCGGAAGGCAGTAGCAAATCTTAAGAAGAAAGTAAAATCAAAAGAGAAAAAACTTTTGATCGAAATGCAGAGCCTCACAAATAACCACGTAAAAACTGCGAAACAACTTGACAAACTGCTCGAATGGTTAGACCAAAATGGTTGCCCAATGGAAGACCTTTCCAAGAATGAGGTTGAGCTTACGTTAGAAGATCCGAACTTATCTCCGCGGGTGCGCCGCGCCTTGGAGATCCGGAAATCTTTGGCGCTTAGTTCAGTGTCAAAACTCGAAGCGATGGAAAACCTCATGTGTGAAGATGACCGGGTGCGCGGCACGCTGCTCTTCCACGGGGCCAACACCGGCCGGTGGAGTGCCACTAAATTACAGACCCAAAACTTCCCCCGCAGTAAATTTGAAACTGAAGATGTTGAATTTATATTGAAGAGCGCCTATCCGGAAATAGAAATGCTCCACGACGATGTGATTTTCGCGGTATCCAAAAGCCTCCGGGGTATGATTATCGCGCCACCCGATCAAGTGTTGGCGTGCAGCGATTATAGTTCGGTGGAGGCGCGAGCGGTGGCGTGGTTGGCCGGCGAGTTGCACGTCTTAAAAGCTTTTCAAGAAGGGAAGGATCTCTACAAGGTGGCGGCCGATAATATCTACGGTTGCGGCTACGACAACGTGACGAAAGATCAACGGATGATCGGGAAGGTGGCCACCCTCGCGTTGGGGTATCAGGGTTGGTTGGGCGCGTTTCATTCGATGGCGAAGGGTTATAGTCTAAAACTCGAAGATGACGAAGCTGAAAAGATTATCATAAATTGGCGTGAGGCGCACCCAAATATCAGAAAACTTTGGCGCGGTCTTGAGTGGGCGGCGATGGAAACGGTGAAGACCGGCGCATCAAATTCCTATGGCCCCATCCGATTCGGGATCCGAAACAATTTTCTCCACATGCGGTTACCTTCGGGTCGGCTCCTAGCCTATTATGATCCTCAAATCAGAAAGGTGGATACCAAGTACGAAACCGGAAAAGAAGTTGTCACTTTTATGGGTGTCAATTCCTTTACCCGGAAGTGGTGCCGGATGGCCACCTATGGCGGAAAGCTCACCGAAAACGCCACGCAAGCCACCGCCAGAGACTTATTAAAACATTCCTTATTTAACTTTGACCGTCGAAACTATAATATAGTCGGCCACGTTCACGACGAAATCCAATCTGAGGTAGACGAAGCGGGGTTTAATTTGAAAGAATACGACCGCATCATGGCTGAAACGCCTGAATGGGCGGTCGGTTTGCCGCTTGAAGCTGAAGGATTCACAAGTAAACGGTATCGAAAGGGGTAGCTAATGATTTGCGCTAAATGTAAAAAAGTGTTCCGACTTAACCCGATGGATCCGGATGTCGTGCTTTGTGATGATTGTATCCAAGAATCCAAAGACTCTTTAAAACCTTGTGAATGTCCACACGATCCACCCGCCGATGTCAGTGGCCTCTGTACCTTCTGCCACGGGCCGAAATAAATGGCGCATAAGCAGCAACAAGATTATTGCCTTCAAATCGCAGCGGCGTGGCCCGAACACTTCCGCTTCAAAAAAGTGTTGGATGTTGGCTCGTTGGATATTAACGGGTCGAATAAAGGTCTGTTTTTGAACTGCGACTACACCGGGTTGGATATCGCTGCCGGAAAAAATGTCGATATCGTTTCCCGCTGCCATGAGTTCCTTATTCCATCCGCTACTTTCGACACAATCATTTCAACCGAGTGCTTTGAGCATGATATGTTCTACGATAAATCGTTGGCTAATATCGTGCGGATACTCAAACCCGGCGGCTTCTTCATTTTCACATGCGCCACGGTTGGGCGTCCGGAGCATGGGACGCCTCGAACTTCCCCCACCGATTCCCCTTTTACATCAAAGACCCCTTCGTGGGCGGCGTATTATAAAAATCTTGAAGAGTCGGACATTCGCGCCGCCATCCCGGTTGACGAAATCTTTTCTGAATACAAATTCGACGTGAGCCACGAAGTTCACGACCTCCGTTTCTACGGAATAAAAAAGGAGAACTAAATGCTTGTATCCATAATCATCCCCGTCATTCGACCCGACAAAGCCAAACGGTGCATCGCTGCAATCGAAGCCAACGCCGGCATCCCTCGCCCCAAATTCGAGATCATAGCTGAAGAAGATACCGAAAGGATCGGTTGTCCTAAGATGGTGGCCAAGTTGGTGGCGAAAGCGAAGGGGGATATGGTCTGTTTCTTAGGGGATGACACAATCCCACAACCGGGGTTCTTGAATGAGGCGCTGAACGCGATGGCGGCTTTCCTTGACGGGTGGGGGTTGGTTGGGTTTAACGATAACCCCGACGCCGCGCGGTCATGCACGCATTGGCTTGCGCACACAAAATTGCTGCCACACCTCGACGGTGAGTTCTTCCACACCGGATACAAGCATTGTTTCTGCGATAACGAATTGAAGACCAGAGCGCAAGCTTTGGGCCGCTACATTTATGCCTATAACGCTATCCTCAAGCACGACCACGTTGCATTTGAAGGTGGCGACGCATTAAAACAGATTCAAGAAAAAGGGGATGAAGACTTAAAACGGGCGTACTCTCATTATAAAGAAGACATGGCCCTTTACAAGAGCCGGCTCTTATCTCAGTGGGGGAAGGTAAAGTCGCCACAACAAAACAAACCCACCCGTGTGGCTATCGGTGTACCAAGTGGCGATTTCATCCACGCCGATTTCGCGCTTAGTCTTCTAAACCTCTGCCTCGTTTCACTTATGCGCGGCGTCCACTCCGCGGTCATCAACCACAAATCCGCGTTAGTGGAAGCCGGCCGAAATGAGATCATCCGACAAGCGATTGATATGAAAGCGGATCACGTATTCTTCTTGGATGCGGATATGACCTTCCCATCCGATACGCTGCTGCGCCTTTTAAGCCACGGTCTTGATGTTGTAGGGTGCGACGCGTCCCGGCGTCGAGAACCCTTCACCTCTGTTGTTAAGGATTTAAACAACAAACCAATCGACTATACCAACTGCAAGCCTTTGGAAAAGTTGAGCGGCGCGTCTTCCGCGTGCCAACTCATTAAAATGTCCGTCTTCGATAAATTGAAAAGCCCTTATTTCCGCGTGGAGTGGGTCGGAGAAAATAAATTCACCGGGGAAGATTATGTTTTCTCTAAAGCGCTGCGAGACGCCGGGTTTAAAGTGTGGTGTGATACCAAGCTCTCGCGCGAAATCGGCCATCTAGGGGTGAAAGAATTTAAAATTAAGGCTTAAACCCGCTGATAATTTTGGAAAATGTCGGGGTAATGGAAAACCCTACCCCAAAAAAGAAAAAAACTCACATCCGTGTCAATACCCTTGATGGAAAATTGATAAAGAAGATTGTCGCAGAATCGCTCGACGAAAAATATATTGGTAGACTTGTTCACAACATTTTAAAAGAGATCGATTCGGGGGTGGCCTATGTCGATTGGAGTGAAGTCGAACGAAGACGAAGACAAATCGAAGCACGAAGACGAAAGGAAAAAAGATCATAACTGCGAAGGCCCGCTCGCCTTCCAAGGATACGCCCACCTTAAAGTTCATAAGCAGAACAATCCCACCGGTTTTTGGATGTATGGTTTTGTTAATATCTATCAGTGTTCAATATGCGGTGAGTGTGTTGGCACAATCAACGATACAAAAGTGAGGGTCTAACTATGCCTTGGAGCGCGTTACCAGAACACATCAACGATCCAGAAGAATGGGAAGGTACAGATTGGGATAACCGGTGGCAGCGGTGGATGCTGCAAATTAAAGGTTGGTTTGCCTACGGGCCGCGGGCGAAAGAGTGGTGGGCCAAGTGGCGGCCGGTGCCGAAGGATCTCATCAATATCAACGCCACTCGAAAAGAAACGGTCAGTTCATTAGAAGGGGATACTGTAACAATCTATAAATACACTTCCGTCATTCAATACTGGAGCCGGTGGCACCTCTTAATTCAGTGGCCACTCCACGTATCTTTTCATGTTTTTTGGCGTAAAAAGACCGTACCTAAGAAGCCGGAGACAAGGGATTTCAAAATTTGGGAAATGATTTACATTCGGTTTGGTGCGAGGTTTGACAACGATCAAGTATACTGGTTTCCCTCATTCTTCATCGGTGGCGATTTCAACTAATTCAACTTCGTAATCTTCGTCGGCGGTGGTGAGGGTTTGAAACCACACCGGCCACGGGGTGTGGCTTATTTGATTCGCGAGACGCGAAAGATAAAGTGTTTCCGTTTCCCCATACATTTCATAAACCTTTTAAACGTATTCCCGGAGTTTAGGACAGCCCTATCCCCCATCAACTTCCCAAAGTATTGCGCCAAAATGACGCAGCCTTTCGTGTGGCGCACCACGTTCCCCGCATGGAATAAGACGAAATCCCGGTTGGGTATGTCGGTAATCTCGAATGTCATTCCGTACTTCGGAGACATATAGCGGCTGCAAAGATACACCCCTTCCGGGATGCAAGAGATACGTTTCTGATTCTTTTTGTCCGGCGGCTCAAGCGTAACGCAAAAGGCTTTCCGATCAACGCGGAGAACGCCAAACGTCCCCTCCGGGCCATCCTCAATTCGGATAAGATCGACAATCATTTATCGGCCTTAGTCTTAGCTTCTCCCAACTCTTTTCCAAGTTTGTTCTTCGGATCCCATGTTGGAAAAGCCGAAACGCAGTTACAAGGAGGCGTTAACTCCGATCCTTCGACAATGATAAGGTCTTCAGACTCCGCCTCAACGTCGCCGCCCTTATGATTTACTCGTTTAGTTTTTGTTTTGAGATTAAGGTTCTTAACTGTACCCCCGTGTTCATCACATTTGAAGTCCGCTTTCTTTTCGTTTTTGTCAATGTTGTCTGGCCTAATCATTTTTTATACCTCCAATTCCACTGTTCTTCCGTAGTTCCATATAAAAACGTTCGATGCGGAGCTTGCGGTACATGCTAACAAGTCTTTTGTAGCCCCGTGGATTGTAGTGCCGCCACCGCTTGTCCCTGACGCTACCGTTGTGAGCGTCGGAGTCGCCGCCATTTCGGCTATAAGAGGCATGTATACTTTTGCGGTATTGCCCGCGGTCACATACATTCCAGACTCTATGTTTGCATATCTCTGGTAATATCTTTGACACCGCATCAACTCCGTTGCCGGGTCTTGAGGCACATAATCCACCGCTTTGTCTCCATAGACCATCATAACGTTATCGACGTAATGAGTGGCCACAACCGTTGGCTCCGGGATGAGCCACACCTGAACATCGGAAGTGTTTCCAAATGTCCTTGTTATCGTAAGCGTTTGCCATGTGCTGTTACCGGGGTGATAAGAACTGTAAGTTCCTGTCGCCCCGTCAAACAATCCGAGTCGAAACGAATTAGGTTGGTTGCACCAAACTCTAGCCGACACCGTAACGGTTCGGTTATCAAAATTGTAAGCGCGTGTATGTTGATATGGGTATGTGATGATTCGAGAGACACCAGTCCCGGCGGTGGTAATGTCGATCTTCATACTATACTGGCTGCCGCTTGCAACGGTACTCGACTCTCTGGTAATAGCCCAAACCAAAGAGCCTACCGAGGCAGAGTTAACTCGCCACCTATCTGCCAACGGAGTGTTATTTGTGGTGGACGTAAATGAGGTTCCTCGCTGCCACACCTCCATCCCTCCGTTCTCTAATATGTTCAGCATATTAGCCTTTAAGATGGTTTGGTCTAATATCGCATCTGGAATTGATGTTGTCATTTTTTTATACCTCCGCTGTCCATGTAAAACTAAGCTTTCCGATAGAATATCCTGTTTGAGATGAATTTCTTTCTCTGTCAATGATGAATCCGTCGTCGGTAACGGAGGACGCAGAGATAGTCCAGTTCGCTGTATCGGAAAGGTTTCCTGTTCCCAGTTCGGCAATTTGCCTAAGCTCAACGCTTGATGTTGTAATTGTTACCGTCGGTGTGCTTGCTTTCGTTGTTGCGTTGCGAATACGAGGAGTCCTTATCCTCGGAAGGTTCGACCCTGAAAGTGACATTGGGAAAAGCTGCTCGCCTCCGTCACCTGTCTCGTAATACCGTTGACAACGCATCAGTTCGATGGAGGGGTCTTCTGGCATAAACGATATAGCTTGATCTCCACGAACAAGCATAACATCGTCGATATAGATGTCTGACGTGTTTGTGGAATCCACCTTAAAATACAACCTCATGTCGGATCCCTTCGTGTGCGTTACGGTCAAAGTTTCTGCTGATCCGCTTCCTGTGTGATAAGAAGAATGGACTTCCGTTGATCCGTTATACATAACCAAGCGGATCGTGCTTGCTGTCGTGCAGACAACCCTTGCAGACGCCGAGTATGACTGTCCAGCGCTTGCGTCATTACTCCATCGTTCAGGGATTTGGTAAACCCGAAATTCACCCGCAGCACCAGATGTAACATTTATCCGCATCGAGTAGCTGCCGTGTCCAAGGTTGGATGTTGAGCGTGAAACGGTATATGTCGGGCTAGCTGTTTTATCCCCGATGTACCATTCGTCAGCAAGGTAATCTCCGTTGGCCGGACTGCTAAAAGACGCCCCCCTTTGCCATACTTCCATCCCACCGTTAACAAGCATATTCAGCGTGTTGTCGTAGGGGATGGTGGAGGTCGGAAATTGAGATGATGCGTTCAAGGCCAAAAGTTTATTAGCCTCCGGCGTGGCTGAAGCTGTTATTCCACTAACTGCCCCCGCGTCACCAACACCCACATTAACAGCCCAAATAAAAGATATTAACCGTCCAGTAGCCACCGGAAGAATCATTGTTACCGTATCAACATCTGTTTCCGTATAATCGACGCCCGGAGTAAGCGCCACGCCCTCATAGTAAACTTTCAGATTGGCGCCGCCCATAATGTAACCATCTTTAAGATCGAAAACTGTTAAGGATCCGGTGTAGTTATCTTTTGGAGTTCCAACAACATAATTTTCCCTAAACTCTTCCGAACCGCCGCCGCCGCTGAGGTTTAAGAAAAACCGAGCATCGGTAATATCCGCCTGATTGATAACAACGGTTCCTGTTTCATTGATGAGAACATGGGCCAGAACTTGCACATCCGTCGGATATAGAGGGGCCACCGGAGAAGCCGATTGCGCTCCGGCTGTGATCCCCAAAACTCCGGAGTCGTTAATCGTTAGCAAGTCGATACGCGAGTCAGCGGTAACAGGGCTAAACACCGGAGAACTGCCCCCCGCAAATTCCACTCTGTTGCTACCTGAAGAGTTGACGAAGTGGCCTGACCAAACGAGAACAGTATTATTCGGGGTGGCCTGTTCAACGGGTTTGAGTAAATTGATATCGGCTACCGCAAGGGCGGCGGCCGCCTCAGAAGCGGCCGCATTGGATTCAGAAACAGAAGCCGCGGCTTCACTTGCCGCAGCGTTGCCTTCGGAAACCCCCGCCGCAGCTTCGGAAGCTGCTGCCGCAGCCGCCGCGGCTTCGGCATCCGCCACCGCGTCATCAATATCTATAAGGTAATCTTCTCCGGTTTGGCCGGTCGAAATGTCCACCTTTGGGCAGCGGTCTAACTGCTCTTGAAGACCTTGCGTAATCATCGTGAGATAATCCAAAGCGTCTTCTTGAACTTCGGCAAAATAGCCACCTTGGTTTTCTAAATCGGTCGGTTGCAGTAGAGGTGATTCGCGGTTAATTGTGATCTTGTACCCACTTGGAAGGGGCGATCCTGAAATGGGGTAAGTGACGTTGCCACCGCCCTCATCGCCAACACCGGAGACAGTGTAATCGGTGTTTAACACCGGATCCGGAAGAACGCGCTCATCGTTGTCATCCGCGATATAGACACCCAAATGACTTGCATCTGTAATCTTAAAAGTGTAGGCGAATACCGTGGTGGCAGCGTTACCAGTGTATTGGTTCTTAGATACTTCCGTTGAAATGGTCATAGTGTCGTCTCCTTATTACTTAATCGCGTTTTCGTAGAACCGATCTACTTGTTTGTAAAAATTCAGAAGTGGCACGCCAAGCTGAAACTCCGTAAATCTTGCGTATTCCCAAAGGGTTTTGCTCCACGCCTGTTTACCTCTAACAGAATCCACCGTTCCCCAAAACGCTCTTGAAAGCCTTGTGACCCCTTCAAAAGCCGGCGACGATCCTATGTCTTTATTGTATTTCCGAAGCCCGGCGACATCGCGGATGAGAGGGATCCAAGAAATAAGCACTTCAAATGGTGCCATCCACCAATCTTCGGCTTCAGGTTCTTCGCCTCTGAGTATTGTACCAACTATCATGGCACCCCACGAAGCCATAAAAACTTCATATATGACGTGACGGAAATAATCTTTGTTGGAAATAGCCCCGTCTCGCCACCCCTGATACTTCGCGCCGAAGCGGTTTCCGGCTTTGAACGTCCATGTCATAAAGGACGTAAAGAGTCGCAGATATCCTTCGCGGGATTGGAGCCGGTTTAAATCAATCGGCAGCGCGGAGGGCTGCGTGGTGCGCACAATCGCATCCGCGTATTCCACCGCGGCTTGCGTGTTCTGCTCTTCGGTAGCTTCGGCGTTGTACTTTTCCGTCATAAACTTATCGAACGCGCCCGTCCAAACGACTCCAACGGTGGCCCGGTCATTCATCTGAATCCACTCGAACATAAAATCTTGCACGTCTTTCCAAGAAAATTCTTTCCCGTAAATCGTGAAGTTCTTCACATCCGGCTTAAAGCGGCTGTGCATGTCGGCCAATTCCCGGTCGATCGCCTTCTGCCGGGTTCGCATATAGGGGGAGAGCCGAATGATCTTCTGCCACTTCTCAGAGTTCTCAATCCCCATAACCGAGCTTTTGAGATCCATCTGCCGGACACCCTGAAAGATCCCTTTCCATCCAATTTCTTGAATAGCAGAAAACATGGAGAGCCTTTGCTTCACACCGACTGAAATGTTGGCGCCCAAAATGGCGATGGTCGCAAGCGCCCGCTGCTTATCAACAATGGTATCCCAATAGCTGAGGCTGCGGCGCTCTGGAAGTGCCTGATACTCAACCCAACTACGGATGGCCTCATACGCCGGCCGCCCCGCTTTCTTCCGCACCATCGCCCGCCACTCCGGAGTGAGCGTCACCCGGTTCAAATCTCGCATATATTCGGCATGGGAGATGTAGCGGGCGGTATCCGCTATGTGGGAATACCAAACGCTGAGGGATAAGTTGGGTGGCAACGAATGGCCGGGAACACGGGAATAGGTCATCCCGTCTTCCGGCTTCGTTTTGCGAAACATCGAATTCTGCCGGTTCGACATAATGTCGGCTTCCCGCGCCTCACGCGTCTCTTTATTCTGCGACGCCTGATCGTTAATCATGTGGTCAAATTGAAGGGGGTAGTAACCCCCCTTTAGGGAAACAACCGTCCCATCCGCAGACACCGCATCGAGGCGTTGACCCTCGACTTTTGAGGTGTGGCGGTTATAAATCTTGTAATAGGTTTGATCCAGACGCCCAAATAACGTGTTGGTGGCGTCCCAAATACCCTGAATGGCTCTGAGTTCCTTCGCGGTGAATTGGCCCGTTATGATGGACATTTGGGCGTCTGTGTACCCGTAGGAATTCCGGAGCGCCTGAAGGTTCCCTTCGTTCCCCATGTTCAGCACAAACGAAATAAGCCGCTCCGGTGTCCACCGAAAACGCCCCACCGCCTTCATATCCTCGATCATCGGCAGCCCTTTGATGTCAAAAGTGGGGCCACCATATTGCTTTTCGAGGCGTCTTTTAGCGTCGTAAATGATGCGCCAATTCTTTTCAGAGAGGTCATAAACCTCTTTCTTCAGCGCGTTGAAATCTGTTTCGGCTTTGATGCCGCGATTAAAGAGTGTGCGGAGTGGCCCGAACCGGCCGGTTTTCGTAAAGATGTAATTATCAAGCCTTTCAAAAAGGAACTCCACCATTTTCACCGGCGCCAAAAGTCCATCGAGGCGCTTCTGCAAGTTGCCTTTCGTCGTATATTCTTCGTAAATGGCTTTGTCTTTGATACCCTCCGCCGCCTTCACTGACGCCTCCACCACATCGGTGACGGTCTTGTACTGCGCATCTTGGATGGATTTAAGCTCATCCCGGCCATACGCGGTAATGGCCCGAAGCGTATCGTCGAGTTCCCGAAGCTGCGACATTTTCAAATCCCGCCACGTCCGGAAACCTTGTGGTTTCCATTTGTTAATGACCCATTCAGGCGTTTGGTTATAAATGACTTCATCGGCTTCTTTCAACTCCGCGATAGCGTTTTTGTTTGAAGGCGCTATCCGCGGAGACGTAGAAAGCCCGTAAGCGGAAATCAAATCTAAGGCGGCCTGAGCGTAAACGTTCTCAACGTTTTTAAGCTTTGATTTCACATTGGTGGCGGCGTAACGATCCTCGATTTTAAGCTTTTCATCACGCGCCTTAATCGCTTCTTGAACCAAGGCATGGTTAAGAATTTGTCTTTTCTTTGCTTCATGTGAAGCCTCAAGATCACCGTTTTCAATAGCAACAAGAGCTTCTTTTGCGTATCGCTGCTCGGTCTTTGCGTAAAGGTCGTATCGAGTTGCATGGCTGACCTTTTTATTTGAAATGATTTCTCGCGCTGCGTCTTTGTATGCCTTAGCTTCGACTCGTTCTGCACGCGACCCCCTCCGCCGAGCCAACTCTTTTTCCAATAGCTCAGCTTGAGCGATAAGATAAGTGAGTGAGGCGTCGTTGTGAATCGCCTCTTCGCCCGGCACCGTTTCTCCCCTTTCCAAGTCGCGCCGAATTTCAGCTTCCCTTTCGGTTACATAAGCTTCGGTTTTGAGGTCGATCGCTTCTTTGCGGCTAGGAGATTTTATAAGGGATTCAAGAAAAGCGGTTTCTTCAGAAAAACCGTACTCCGCCGCCAACTGTGCTACGGATCTTTTGCCATCCTTTTTCATCACACCGCGGTGGTTCTTCTTAATTGCGTTCACCGCATTTTGCCCGTAAAGCTGCTTCACTTCCGCAATCGGGATCCCGCCTTTATCCTGAGCGTCTTTAATCGCGGAGTAGAGCGGGGTGGCGTCCACTTCTTTGGTGGCTTTTTCTTTAAGCTTTGCGCGACCACCGGTGGCGGCCAAATAGGCGCGGAGCCTCATCTTGGTTTGCTTTTCAAGTGTGGTGAGTTCAGCCTTCTTTTTCTTGGCTTTCAAATCGACTTTTTCTTGTGGCGAAGCCGGCATCAAATCTATGATCGATTTCTTAGACGAATAATACTCACGCGCTTCTTGCGCCTCTTCTTGAGAGGCCAAGAGCCGGTCAAAAACGCCGCGCACATTATCGTTGATCTCAACATTCAAGCCGCGGATAGAACGATAAATGGCAGTAAGCCACTCCCGAAATCTGTTAAACGCATCGGCCAATCGCACACTTGGCGCCCGACCTTCGCGCAGATACGCCTCGAAAGCGCGAGCCAACTTCTCTTGCGCCTCCGTCGATTCAATGTTGCCACCAACGAAGTCCCGCAAGACTTCAAAATCTGTAATCGTTTGCTGATCCGCTTGCCCCGCCTCCACTATCCGCTGCATGTCGCGCATGAAGATGTGGCCGGTTTCGTGGAGGAACGTGGAGAAGTTCGCGGAATTAAAGAGCCGGATTAAGGTTTCGTTGTCTCCGAACGTGACCGATCCCCGCGGCCGCTGCGCGTCTTGGAAAAGCGGTTGTCCTTCCAACGCCGCTTTACGGATAGCCGAGGTGATCGGAACTTGCCAGACCTCTTCAGTTTTCTTGAAATCTTCAGGACTCAGATTTGTTATTACTCCGGCCTCTTGCTGTCGTCTGTTTTCACGGGAAATCGCTTCTTGGTCTTCCCCCACCTCTATATTAGTCGTGCCAACTCGCGCACTCTTGTCCATTCCTTTGACAATCTTCTGAACTGATTTCGGAAGGATCCGGTCGTAGAACCCGGCCATGCCTGTATCGGACACCCGCAAATCCGCCCCTTCAATCACGCCGGATTGCTCAGTGCTTTCTAAAATTTGATCGCCAATGGCTTTGCCTACTGCGTCAGAAAGAGCGTTCTCCTTCTCGGTGGTGTTAACAACTTCCGATTCATCTTTGATACCGCGAAGCTGCACCCCGTCTTTCGTTTTTGTCCATTCCAATTTGTCGATGCTCTTCTGCAAAGCATCGCTATACCGATCCACCTGAACTTCGCCCGGCGTCCAAGCAATCTGATTATAGTCACCTTCCGCGGCCATACGAAGCGCTTGCTTAAACGCCAACTCATGCCACGTCTTTTTGAAAGGAGCGTTCGGCACTTTCTCGTAGATATTGCGCTGCACTTCCGCCCGCTCTTTCCGCCAATAATTGACCGCGTATTCCTTCGCGGATTGTTCACTCGACACCACACCTTTCCCGACGGGCAGCGGTTTCCACCCTTGTGCTTTAACAATGTATTGGTGTTCGGTCTGTTCGACCACGGTATCTTCGATTTGTGGCGCCGCCGGAAGCGGCTCTTGATACCCTTGGCTGCGGCCTTTTTGGTGCCAATCGGATTGAATCTCTTCGATAAATAAGGTTTTCACCCCATTAACATCCACCCGGTCATTGACCCGGAGGTGGGTGAGGATGTTATCGTCAGGGAAATGCGCCGAATGAAAAGGCCGCTGCGCGAGTTTACTTACCGCGGCGCCAAGGTCGTCTAACCTCTTAATCTCTTCCGGGGTGGCGTCCCGAAGAATAGCTTCATCATTTCCATATTTATCACGAAGCCCTTGGCGGTACTTAGCGAACTCCGCTTCCGCTTCATACGAAGACCGCGCCGGAAGGGTCATCAACACTTCCCGGTAATTCTCGCCACCCTCCAAAGTCCATCG